GCAAAAGTAAAGTGAAGGTCGTCTGGCGTAAACTCGGCAAGGAGAAGGCATGGGGTCAGGCCACGATCGGCGAGAACCTCATTGAGATTGACCCCCGTCTCGGTGCTAAGCGTCAGCTCGAAGTCCTCTGCCATGAGCAAGGGCATCTGACCTTCCCGGATAAACCCGAGGCCGAGATTGACCGACTAGGCAAAGACCTCGCCGCCCTCCTCTGGGCTCAGAACTACCGCAAGGTGGTCCTCGCCCCTAACGCCAAGCCCCCGCGTATCACATGACCACGGAGACGTTCACGACCATCGTCGTCCCAGGGGTTGCCTCGGTGGCCTACGCGTCCGCTGGCATCGCCTGCTTCTTCGCCCATCGCCCTGCCTTGGCCGTCATGTGGCTGTGCTACGCCGTCGCCAACATCTGCCTGCTGTCCACCGTCCTCCGTAAATGAGCCCGCCCCCTCCCATCGACCCCGAGTCCTTCCCGAAGGAACTGAAGGACGGCGTCATCGCTTCCATCCTTGGCGGCCTTGCGATGACGGCTAGACTTCTCCTATCGCAGGAGCCGGTCTCCGTGGGCTGGGTCATCCGCCGCGTCCTCGCCGCCGCTATCACCGCGGCCTTGGTCGGTTACGCCATCACGGATCACATCGAAAGCCCGGGCCTCCGCATGGGCGTCGTCGGTGCCGCCGGCTACGCAGCGCCAGAATGTTTAGACTTCCTTATGCGTTGGATTAAAGAACGCGGAGAAAAGGAAGTCAGCGCCGTCTCTGGAAAGAAACCCCATGGCAAAAGCAAAGCCCCTGCCAAAGGAAAGCGGAAGCGCTAACCTGCTCCTCGCGGTTACGCTGCTCACGGCCTTCGCTGGCGTGGCGGCCTTGTCGTCGGCCTACATCTCCGGCTACGTCCTCGACACCCTCCAATCTCGGGACGCCCTGGTCATGATCGTGACGGACTCGGGCATCAAGTCCGACTCGGCCACTGTCGAGCAGGGTCTCTCAGCTGCGACCCTAGCGCTGAAGGCTGTCCGCGACCTTGGCTGGGCCTTGGCTGTGGGGTGCCTAGGGGTGGGGTTGGCGGTCTTCTTACGCTCCCGCCGTCAAAAGGCCTAGGAAGGGCACGGAGAGGGGTCTATTGGGGTGCCCAGTGGCTGACCTTGCCACTGCTTTGGGGTGGCAATCTTCCTTGCGGAAAGGTGCTTGACGAATGCAATTCAGTCAGGCAAGGTGCTTGTCTTCCACCAATACACATGACCACTAACACCACGACCCTCGACACCGCCCGCATCACCATCAAGTCCTTCAAGACTGTTAAATGGATGAGCGAAGAAACCATCTGCTTCACCGCGTCCGTCCTCATCGACGGCAAAGTGATCGGAGAAGCAAGCAACGAAGGCCACGGAGGTTGCACCTTCGTCCGCTTCATCGGAGACGCTTGCCAGACTTGGGACGCTCACTCCTCACTCATCGCCGACCATGTGGACACGCTGGCAGACGCTGAAGTGAACAAGAAGGAGATTGCCCGCATCGTCGCTAAAATCCGCCGTGATGCCATCAAGAAGGCTCAGTACCTCAAGACGACCACCCAGAAGGGTTTCGTTGCTGGCTTTAAGAATATCACCGACCTCAATCGTGCCAAGGCCGTCGAGCAAGCCAAGGCCAGCCCCGACTTCAAGACGATGGTCGCCGACATGACCGACTCCGAAATCACCGCTTGGTTCATCGTCTAATCTCCCGCACATGAAACTACTCCTCGCCCTCCTCGCTGGCCTCGCGCTGGCCCTGTACGTCCTCGCCCTGGCTGACGGCCCTGACCTGCTGGACATCATCAACCGCTTCTAATTTCCCACCATGCCCAACGCCCAACACCCCTACACCGAGACGCTAACCTTCGCTGGTCGCGCCCTCCACCTCAAACGCCCGATGGCCGAGTACGCCGCTCGACGCCTTCAGGCCATCCTCCCGCAGATCGCCGCGCTGAACGCCGCCGGCAAGTCTCAGGGCGACGCCGCCGCCGCGCTAGAGACCACCGTCACCACCCTGCGTCACTGGCTCGACATCACCGGCACTACTTGGGTCAACCTCAAGAAGCGTGGCCCCTACTCTTCCCGTGCCTGACCCTCTCGCCCACTCCCCCGACATGATCACAACCATCCGACCGAACAAGATGCCCGCCTTCTGGTGGCTCGTTCCCTGGGCTTACGCCCGCACCCTGCACATGAGCGCCAACGCCCTCAAGGCTTACGCTGACCGCCTCGAGGATATTCTCGACCTCCAGAGTCGCACCATCAAGCGACAGGCTGCCGACATCAAACTGCTACAGGCCCGCGTCCGCGATCAGGACGACGCCATCATAAAGGGCACGGCCATCACCCCAGACGCTTATCCCCATGAGTAGTTTCCAGCACCTCGAAGGTATGCGTAACCTCATCCTCGAAATCTACGAGGTCAACGAACGCATCATGACCGGGGACATCTGCTCGGCCAAGTCGGCCATCGCGTCCACCAACGTGAAGAAGATACTGAACCACTACCACGAAGCCCTGCACGAAGACGGCGCCGTCAAGGTATCGCTCCAAGCATACGTCGCGGCGGGTGGCTGGGTCGGCATCCAATACTCCTACGAGCTCGACGGCTTCGAGGTCGCCGGATCACAAGTTCCGAGACGCGTATGACTAAGCCCCCTATTATTAAAATATGGGAACGCCAAGATGCTAAGTCTTTAGGGTTTCCCGACAAATGGGACGGCATTCGTCCAACACAATTTTGGCTAGATACCTATTTAATGGCATTAAAGGAATGCGATGAGTTATTGTCATCTTCAGAAGTAAGGTCTTATTTTGGGATTAGCACATCCGTAGCCAGAAAATATGCTAAGGATGGGAAAGTTAAATTGCTTCAAGAATATCGCTCGGGTGGCATTAGGTTTTCTAAACTTAACATAATGGAGTGCCTAGAACGCGGAACAATTAAAGCAACTAATCCTGTATGACCCGCCCCTTCTCTATCGTCGCTCTGTTCCTCCTCGGCTTCAACTCAGCTGCGGCCTCCGACGCTACCTTCCTTGAGGCCATCGCCATGGTCGAGTCAGGCCAGAACCGCAAGGCCATCGGCAAGGCCGGTGAGCGGGGAATGTATCAGGTAGGAAAGGCCGCGTGGTCCGACGCCTGTGCCCTGCTCGAGTCAGAGAAGCACTTCCACTATCAGTGGTCGCAGTGGCGCAACGTCACCGCCCAGGACATGATCGCGGCGGCCCACCTCCGAATCCTCCGCAAACGCTTTAAGGCTGACGGCTACTCGACCCCCACTCCTGAGCAATTGGCCCTGGCTTGGAACCGTGGCTACGAAGGCGCCAAGTCCTACCACTTTGCCCCGAACGACTACGCATTACGCGTCGGCAATCTTTTCCGCTTGTCCCAGCGCGGGAAGTGACAAGGGTCTTGCCCATGGCTCATATGATTCTCTGCATCGACCCCGGCCAACAAGGCGGACTGTGTTGGTCGGTAGACGGAGATCCTGTAGAGTGCGCTAAGATGCCCGGCACTGATGTCGAGGTCTGCCAACTGATCGCCGACCTCAGCTTAAAAGCCAAGGACGTTGAACTCTTCCTCGAAGAGCCTAGCACCGCCGGCTACGGTCCGCTTATCCCAGCGTCAGCCATCGCCCGCCTCGCTCAGAATTACGGCATGATCTACGGCGCCGCCGTTGCCATGGGTTTTATCATCCACCGCGTGAAGCCTCAAGCATGGCAGGCCGCTCACTCCCTGGGCAAGAAGAAGGACCACGGCAAGGGCTGGAAAGCACACCTCCGTGCCCGCGCTGCCGAACTGTTCCCTACCGTAGACGTCTACCTGTGGAACGCCGACTGCCTCCTTCTCCTCGACGCGGCTACTCGCCGTGCCATCAACTGAGTTAACATAACTCAGCCTAACCCTCCCTTTTGTAAACTCCTCCCCAATGAAGAAAGACACCAAACTCCCGACCGAGTATCGCATCATCGCCGACTCGTCATACATCGTATTACCTGATCAGAAGGTCGCCCGCCTCCTCACTCCTACCGTGAGGAACGGGGTTACCTATTATAATTTATTCGTTCCCGACTACACCCGGATGTCCCTGGCTGACATTGAGGCCACCATCAAGGCCGGTGAAGTCACCAAGTCCACCGACGCCAAATAATTTCCCACCATGAGCACCACGCCCAAATCCCAAACCCCCACCGCCGACCTCGTCGCCGCTCTCGCAGAGCTCGACAACGTCAAGGCCAACAAAGTAAACCCCGGCTTCAAGAACCGCTACGTCTCCCTCGACGCGCTGCTTGACGCCATCAAGCCCGTCCTCCTCAAGCACAACCTGGCTCTGATCCAGACGCTCGTCAGCGAGGAAGGTAAGGTCGGCATCAATACCGCCTTCCTCCACGCCTCGGGTGAGCGCTTCGACTTCGGTCGCCTGATGGTCAAGGCTGAGGGTCTGGACGCCCAGAAGATTGGCGGGGCGATCACCTACATCCGCCGGCAGTCCATCCAGACGGCTTGCGGTATCAGTGTTGACCTCGACGACGACGGTGCCGTGGCATCCTTCAAGTCTCAGGTCGCCGCTACCGCGACTAACTTTAACCTTCCCCCTCGCCCCCTGACCAAATGAGCGACCCCCTCCTCAACCGCGACCAACTTGCCGTCGCCCTCGGTGTCCACAAGACGACCGTTACCCGGCTAACCGCCCTCGGACGCATCCCCTTTGTGTCCGTCGGTCGTCGGGGCAAACGATACGACCTCGAGGCCGTCGTCGTTGCCCTATCCGTCTTCAACTCTAACCCAAAGCCCCTGACCAAATGAGCGACCCCAAGCCCTTCGACCCCTTCGACCCCATCTCCGCCGCAATGGGCGCCATGCACGGCCAGAACCTCCTCGCGGCTAAGGACGCCCGCATCAAGCAGCTCGAGGAACGACTCGAAGGCATGCGCGAGGCCGGCGACGAACTCTGGTACTGCGTCCGCCACGCCCAGCGCATCGACGCCGACGCCCTGATTGAGGCTATCGAGGAATGGCAGGAAGCCCGCAACCATGCCTGACATACCCGCCGGCATCGAGCGTATCGCCAAGACCGTCTCAGGCCAGTACGCCTTGCTCCTGTTGCTAGACGGTTACCCTTACGTTGAAATGACCGCCCGCAAGCAAGCCGACTACCTCTCCGACCTAGGACTTTGGAAGCGTAAGACGCACCCGTCGCTTGCCCGGTCACAGGTTCGCTTTTTCACGCTTGCCCCTTCGGGCGAGATAAAGGAACTTACTTTCAACCGATGACCAACCGCGAAAATATTAAGCGCCTTGTGGAAAACATCACGGGCTCGTTAGCCACCGTCCAGCACATTGCCGGACGTTATGAACAGCACGACGCCGACATCATCACGCTGTCGGATTTAAACCGCTCGGCCATCACTGAGCTACAGGTCTTTACCGATCACATCGAGACGGCTGACGAAGCCGCCCAGGTTAAACCCTTGCACGACCGCGTGCACGTCCTCGTCGTTCAACTCCGCGTCCTCCGCAATACGCTTGAGGCCATGGAGAACGCAGCCGAAGCCGCTCTGGAAGATGTGCGCCGCATCTCGGCCAGCGTCGAGGGAGCCAACCCCGACGACGACGCCCTATAATTTCCACCACAACCCAATAACACACCACGACCACCACCATGCGTATCCCACCCGAACCTATCACCCACCGCGTCCTCTACGACGGCATCCAAGCGCTGAACTACAGTGGCTCCAAAGAGCTGCTGAAGTCACCGGCCCACTACCAAGCCTACCTTAACCAGGAGCGCGAGGAGACCAAGGCCCTGCGCATGGGCTCGCTCATCCACTGCGCCGTGCTCCAGCCTGAACTGCTGAACGAGAAGTTCATCACGGCTCCCGAGTGCGACCGCCGCACCAAAGACGGCAAGGCCACCTACGAAGCCTTCCAGTCCTCCCTCAAGCCCGGTATGACGGTCGTATCCTATGAAGAGTCTGCCGAGTGCCACCTGATTGCCTCGCACGCCAAGCACGCCCTCGAGCGTATGGAGGTCACGTTCGAGATGACCGAGTTCATGTTTACCACGGATCACTGCGGAGTGCAGCTGAAATGCGCCATCGACGGCGTGGGCACCGACGGCTACCTCTACGACCTGAAGACCACCGAGGACGCGTCCCCTGCTGGCATCCTCAAGTCCATCCGGGCTTACCGCTACAACCTCCAAGCCTACTTCTACCGCCTGTGCTTTGAGACGGCCTTCGAGCGCCGCGTGCTTGGCTTCCGCTTCCTCTTCGTCGAGAAAGTTCCGCCCTACGCCACGGCTTGGGTCGAAATTGGCCCTGAGCTGATGTCCTACGCCTGCTCCGACTTCGAGAAGGCGCTGCAAACCTACCGCGAGTGCACGACCCTCGGCGAGTGGCCGGCCTACGGTGACGAAGTCCAGGTCATCGACATCAAGGGACCGTCCACCTCCACCGCTATCACCTTTGCCTAATACAAAATAACATGACCACCGAAAACAACGACCGCCCCCCGCTCACCTCCATCTCGACCAACGGCACCTACAAGCTGAAGCTCATCAAGCCCAAGTTCGAGAAGGTCAAAGTCTGGGAGGACGGCACCTGCTCCGCCCGCCTCTTCTTCGTCGACGACAAGGGCTTCTGCCTGTCCAAGAACTTCTCGACCAAGTACGGCAAGGCCCTCGCCATGCTCGTCGGCAAGTACTCCGGCAAGTACACCGAGGAGATCAGGCTCGACGCTACGGCTGCCGAGTACCTCCAGTACCTCGAACCCGCCTGCGGCCAGACCATCCTCGTCGGCGTGGAGGTCGAGGCCAATGGAGAGTACAACGGACGCCCCCAGTACAAGTACAAGATGACCTACCCCAAGGGCTCCCAGAAGCCGACCGTGGCTGACACCCTCCCCGACGCTCCTCCATTCTAATCGGCCATGACCGAAACACCCCCACCGATGGCCGCCCCGACTCTCGTCCTAATCAGTGGGTTCGCCCGGGCAGGGAAGGACACGCTGGCCTCGGGCCTGCTGGAGTGGTCGACCCGCCCCGCCGAGCACATTAACTTTGCCGACGCGCTGAAGGAAGCCGGCAATCACTTCATGGATTACCTCGGGCTCGACGGCAACTTCATGGCCGAGGACTTCAAGTGCGAGAACCGTGACGCCCTGGTTGCCTTCGGTCGCTTTGCACGGCGCCTCGACAAAGACGTCTTCGCCCGACACTTCGCCAACTGGTGCCCGGTGATGAAGCACCATGATCAGGTCAGCCCTGAGACCGTGGTCTGCTCGGACTGGCGCTACATCAATGAGCTGCGGGTCTGTCAGGACATCCTCTGGGAGAAGGGCTGGAAGGTTCGCACGGTCTACGTCTCGACCGCCGGCATCGGCCCCGCCAACGATGAGGAGCTGGACAGCATCGCCGAGATACGCGCCTCGCACTCCTTCGACCAAGAATACATCTTTAAGCCTAACGCCCGTCAGCAGATAATGAATGAAGGCCGCATCCTCGCAAAGTCATGGAGGCTCTAACCCCTGAGACGGTGGCATGGGCCCGCAAGGTCGGCCTATCCCCTGATCGCGTCGCCTTCCTGCTGGCCTGCCCCAAGTACACGGTGAGCAAAGGCCACCGCAAGTCAGACAAGGTCATCACCGACAACCCTAACCACCACCTGCAACGCCTGGGCGACTGCTACTGGTTCCGCCTGCGTCGTCGTGGCACCGACATCGTCGAGAACATCGGCCACGACCTCCTGACCGCCCGCAAGCGCCGTGACGAGATGCTCGCGGCCTTCGACTCCGGCCAGCCCATCCCTCACCTTAACCGCAAATGAGCACCCCGACCCGCTTCGTAGCCTTTGGTGATAACCACGGTGACATGGCGGACGATGAGGCCACCGACGCCCTCTGCGAGTTCATCAAGGACTACAAGCCGACCGTGCGCGTGCACCTCGGAGACTGCTTCGACTTCCGATCGCTTCGCCGTGGCGTAGGCAACGACGCTGAAGGTGCTGAGTCCCTGATGGGCGACATCCAGGGCGGAGAGGACTTCCTCGCCCGCACAAAGCCCACCGTCTACCTCATGGGCAATCACGAACACCGGGTCGTTGCCCTCCAGCACACCTCGGGCTCGGCTATCGTCCGCGACTACTGCACCGACCTCGAGGCCCGCATCAAGACCGCCGCGAAGAGCTGCGGAGTGAAGACCATCCTGCCCTACCACGCTGAGAAGGGCGTCTACCGTCTCGGCCCCGTGGCCTTCATCCACGGTTACGCGCACGGCCTCAACGCCACCGCCGAACAGGGCAAGCACTACGCTGACCGGGGAGGCGCGCTGATCCACGGCCACACCCACACGCTCGCCCAGGTTAACTTGACCAAGGCCGAAGGCGGCGCCGCGTTCTCCGCTGGCTGTCTTTGCCAAAAGGACGCTATGGCGTACGCATCGCACCGCCTAGCCACGTCCCGCTGGGGGTCAGGGTTCGCGGCTGGCTGGGTCGACGGCCAAGACTGGAAGGTCTGGCTTGTCCACAAGGTCGGACGCAACTGGATTTGGCAGACCGACCTAAAGGTCTACAAGCCTAAGAGCAAATGACCACGTCTCGACAGAAGATGCTATATACCCGGGTCGGCAACGACCCAATCCTGCTGGCTGTCATGGCCGAGATAAACCGTAGCGCCGTCAAACCTCCCAAGGGCTTCCTCACCCGCGATCAGTGGGCGGCCAAGTGGGGCGTCAAAGCAGCGCACACCGCCAGCGTCTACATCGCCAAGGCCGTCAAGCTAGGCGTCCTGACTAAAGCACGCTACCGAATCCTGACCGGGGACGGCGGCAGACTTCGCGCCGTCGACCATTACGGACCGACACCTAAACGCAAAGCACCTTGACCTTGGGCACCCACGCCCACAAACCCCAACCCCTTCTTCCATGACTCCTCCGAACAACGTGCCGGCGGAACGCCACCTCCTCGGCGTCCTTCTCCGTGATGCGCTCCCTCTCCCTAGTGATCTCAAGCCCTCCGACTTCTTTGAGCCTGTCCACCAAGACATCTACGCGGCGGCCTTATCCCTGGCTGTCGACGGTGTCCCTGCCGACGAGCTCACCGTCAGCCAACGCCTACGCGAGGCCCGCTCACCTGTGGACGCTGCCACCGTCTCACTCCTGGTCAGCGATGCCGGTGCATCGACATATCGCCCTGAGCACGTTGACCTCATTACCGACGCCGCCCTCCTCCGTGAGGCATCTAACGCGGCACACAACGCCACCGACCCGGATACACTGCTCGACCACTATGCTCGTCTGGCAGATAAGCGCAAGGGCTCGAAGACCAAAGCCTCTCACGGCCCGCAGCGCATGGACTTCGACTACCTCCTCACGGCTGACCGTAAGAACGACCCGAACAATATCCTCGGCAACCGTTGGCTCTGTAAGGGTGGGTCACTCCTGATCGTCGGGCAGTCAGGCACTGGCAAGTCTTCGCTGATGATGCAGGCCGCCGTGCACTGGGCGCTTGGCCGTGACTTCTTCGGCATCAAGCCAGTGAAGCCCCTGCGCTCAATCATCCTGCAAGCGGAGAACGACGCCCTGGACTGCGGCGAGAGTCTGCAGGACGTGGTGGCAGGTGCCTACCTCGACTCTGCCGAGATCGCGCAGCTGAGAGAACACCTAGCCATCTACCGAGACACCGTCAGCACCGGCACGACCTTCACCGCGGCACTCAAGGCCCTCATCATCGAGCACAAGGCCGACATCGTCTTCGTCGACCCTCTGCTCTCCTTTGCCGGCATCGACGTCTCTGACCAGGAGCAGGCGTCCAAGTTCCTGCGCCATGACCTCGCTCCGATCCTCCTCGAGACAGGCGCCGTGCTCGTAGCCATGCACCATACCGGCAAACCTAAGACCTCTGCCGACAAGGAAGGCCACACTGTCGCCGACTTAGCCTATGCGGGCCTCGGCTCCTCCGAGTTCACTAACTACTTCCGCGAGGTCGCCGTGCTCTTCCGCTGCCAAGGCGAGGAGCCCATCTACAAGTTCGGCCTGACCAAGCGCCGTGGCCGTGCCGGCCTGAAGGACGCCGCCGACCAGTTCAAGTCCGAGATTTACATTCGCCACGCCGCCCAGAAGGGGGTCATCCGCTGGGAATACAGCCAGCCCCCCTCCCAGAGTGCCACCGACCCAGCCCCAAGGCATAGCGATTCCCGCCCCGCTAAGGGGTCTACAGGGCGTTTGAACATCAACTGAGGGTCAGTCTCCCAACCACCACCTATGACCCCCCTTGTCCCAGCCGCTCAACATCCCACTCAACATCCGTCCTTACCTAAAGGTAAGGGTACTACGGGCTTACCCCCTGCGCTTACGCTAGGGGACGCCCTTGTGTGGGAGGCATCAGTGACATGAAAAGGAACCTCACACCCAGTCAGCTGAACTACCTAGCCAAGAAGCGCTGGTGGACTAAGGTTCGCAAAGCCGCCTGGGCAAGGATGCCGGAGAAGATGGAAGCCATCCGTAAGCAGGCCACCGTGAAGGCAAAGACAATCAAGGACGAGAAGAACGATAGGATCAGGGAAGCCATGAGTGCTTGGCCTAGCACGATGAACACCAGCCAACTTAGGGAACACATCCTCAAGGACTTTACCTATGACGGTAAGGTCTCGTCACTCATCTGGCGTATGCGTCGGCATGGCATGATGGAGTTTAAGGTCGACGGCCTGTGGCATAACCTTTGCCACTTGCCCGCTGAGTAACATCCTTACCAAATGGGCGCGTGACTAAGGCCACAGTCAACGACCTCACGGCGCCGCACAGTGAGGCCAAGTCGTTCGACGCATGGTTCTTTGCGCAGCCGAAGAAGGTGCAGGATAAGATGCGAGAGTCCGGCGTGCTGCCCTACCGCGAGATGGTGCAGTCTAGGCACGTGTTCAACATCGACCCTAACCATCCATCCTGGGCGACCAAGGACGGTGACAAGGAACGCACCGAGGTCGACGCGTTCATCTCACGCGATCATGTCGGCGTCATGCTCAAGGCGTTCATGGATGCGCTGGCCTGCTCCGATCAGTTCCACTTCCGCCGGCACGTCGAGCTGATACGCTGGGCGCTGTCTCTCCCTGGTTGTCTCGACTCACGCACCATCGCCCGGATGTATGGACGCTCGCACATCTGGGCACAGAAGCGTGCGCGTCAGATACGATCGACGGTAAACGGTGACGCGTGCGGCCTGTTCCCGCATATCAATTCACGCAGGGATAAGCACAAGATGCCGCGACGATGAATAAGGCCCATGGGGGGGGGGGGGGGGGTGTGGTGGGGGGGGC